ACTGAAGGATTAAAAGATCAACCCTGGTATGTTCAAGCTGCTGCCAGTAAGTTGATCCCAGTTATTCAAAAAGCTGCAGATAACCAACCAAAAGAGAAAGTTACGAAACTGGTACACGGCAAGTTCGGGTTTGACTAGCCCCTGAAACGCCCCAAAACGCCCCATTAACGCCCCGTTAACGCCCCAAACTCGCTTTTTATACCCTATGCTACCCCACCTCATCCTCTAGTCCTCATCTTTTCTTAAATGGATTTTGATAGAATAGCATAGTTTTTGCCCCTTTCTCCTAGTACGCGTCTAAAAGGTTTTGTTTTAGATAGCAATCCAATTTTGCTTAATTATTTTGGTTAGGATTCCCTGGCATTCGTAACACACTGTTACTTCATTGTTGAACTTGTCTGTCTTAAGATGGTCCTTTGACTGCAGACAGATATTACAGCGTCGCTTCATCCGTAGTACTCTCCACAATGTACACAACTTTCATCATCTAGTACGATTGGTTTTTCACAATGTTTGCAGGCAGCCATATTATGTTTTCTTCCTATTAGCACGATATCACCCCCTTATGCATCAATCCAGATGTTACCATCTTCTTTGCACGAGATAGTCCAGGTGCAATCATACCAGTCCTTCTGGAAGTCCTCTGTATTATTGTTAAAGAGATCCATAACGGTTACTCTCACAACGTGACAGTTAGTCCTCCAGGTAAGTCTCCTTCCCTCTTTAGGAAGAGAGGAATAGGACTCGTGAGGATGGGAAAGTAATTGTACTTGGATGTCAAACTTACTTCCGTGCTCTGTTTCCACAGGCTTAGGATCAGTAAGGAATTTGACTTCACATTCCTGACCCTTATCAAGGCCACGCATCAAAGACGGTGTGCCCAGGCTATACTTTTTTGCTTCGTTCTTGCTCATATCTATAGCGTTACTGTAGTTCTAGTATATAATCAATTGTGCTCTACTCAAAAGTTAGTATGTACTATACTCAAAAATGTTTACCTACTCAATTTATAAGCCCTACTCATATGTGAGTATATGCCAGTGGGACTCTACACTCGTAAAGGTAAAAATGGTCGTACGATGTATTTTAGAGATGGAAAGCTCATATCTAAGAAATCGTACACAGCGTCTCGCAACCGAAGAGGAGCCTCTCGAAAAGGTCGCGCTCCTTATCGAGGTAGAAGATCCACTGGCAATCCAAGGAGAAAAATGAGAAAGAACTTTGATTTAAACATAGTAGATACAGCAAGTGCAGTACTGATCGGTAGTGCATTGTTAACAACTGCCGCAGGTGGTTCAGGTAATCCTATTGCAGAAGCAAAAATAGGAGCTTGGGAATTTGCATTAACAGATTTGGCAGGTAATATTCGAAACAAAAAAGTACAAACATACGTTGCTAAGGTTGCCATCGGAACCATTCTAGCAAAGGGTGCGGCTAAGGCCCTTAAGGTCCGTAAGATAGGCGGAATTAAAAATATATTTAGCTTAACTGTATAAGGAGATAAAATAACAATGTCAGGAATGCAAACCCGTACCTATACGCTAGCAGCCTCATCTTTGAGTGCTGGGACCTTTGCCTCGATCTCGCAATTGCTTGGATCGAGCCAGTCCACAACTAATCCCGAGGGGATGAATAAAGTCGTACGAATCTCAATGAGCTGCTCACCAGATCATACTAGCGCCACCGATGGTGTAAGTATTTTCAAGTTTGCAGGTGATGGTGTATCCGTACAACAGATATTTGCAGGCCCTGCTTGGTCTAACCAGGCAGCAGGACCACTTGACGGAAACAACGGCATGCCCGTTGTAGTTGAGAACTCTGCAGGTATTTTTGATATCGTAGCTGGTAACCAGATAGACTTCTCGGTAAGTTGCACAACGGCTGAAACAGTAGACGTAGCAGTATCAATCACTTACGCAGCTTAGGATCCTTATGGCTTTAGGTCCTAGCGGAGGTGGTCCAGTAGGCTCGAGCAACAGCTTTACCGGAGCAGCACAAACCCTGGAGTTTATGGGAAACGGAAACTGGGGTGCCTGGTCTGGTGAACAAACTCTAACCGTATCAACCGATATTGTGATGTTTGAATTTTTATCACCTTCAAAGAATCTAAAAGCAGAGTTTGGTTTTGCGATGAATCTAATTGCTACAGGTGCCGGTGATGCGCAGATGCAAATTACTTTCGATGATTCAGTGGTGTTTAATCTGTACGAAACTGCTGCAATAGATCGCACTGGGAATTTAGGATCGTTTCCTAATCCTACTATGATCATACCCTCAGAGACTAATGTAAAAGTAATTATGAGAAACGATGAATCCACAACAGTAACAGGAACTGCCTGGATAACAGCAGCAGAATTGTAATGTACGAGGATTATAACCTGGAGCAAATGCTAATGCGTTTTCTCCTGGCTGCAGTAATGGTCCTTGAAGGTATTAGGCAAATTGGTTAATGGTCCAGAAAATAGATTTTGATATCAACAAGCTTGACTGGTTAGCAATAGCCAGGGTAATGGCCCCTATACTTGCACCAGTAATATTATCTGTCGTATGGATTGTTTTAGCCAGGACAAATAAAACCGTTGATTGGTTATCAAATGTATTTGCTTTGGCTGAAATAACACCAGCAATCGATCTAAATCTCCCTCCAGGCGTTGTATTAGGTTCGTTCTATAATTCAGCGCAAGAAATAGAATCGGCTGTTAAAGGATCAGTAGACTTTGTTAAAGATTTAAAAACAGAATTGGGCGAACTGGAATATGAAGGATCAACAGTAGAAAAGATTTTTAATGTAATTTTTGACGTTATTAAAGGGGGCAGATGGTAAATGACCGACGAACTCTTCGCACTTGTTTGGGTTTTGAGCTTTGGGCTTTACTTGGGGATTTATACTTACTGGATTCCGCTAAGAACTCAAAAAAAAATTGAGTCCTGGTTGTTGTCTGAAGAGTCAGACGAAACTCTGTTAGCTAGCCTTGGAGTGATCACTAACCAAATCCGAGAGCAAGCCCTGGTCGATTTCGAGGAGTTTATGATCCCTCAAGCGAGAAAGGCAGCGATAGATTTTTGGAACGGTGCTATGGGGAATGCTGCCAAGAAACTCGGCGAGACGGAGGAAGGTTCGCAATTGTCTTTGTTGCATAGTATGACTGAAGGATTAAAAGATCAACCCTGGTATGTTCAAGCTGCTGCCAGTAAGTTGATCCCAGTTATTCAAAAAGCTGCAGATAACCAACCAAAAGAGAAAGTTACGAAACTGGTACACGGCAAGTTCGGGTTTGACTAGCCCCTG